CGATTCAAACATTTTCGGCGGCGGAAATAAACGCGACCGAATTCGTTGATGAATACGCAACGCGCGTCACAAACGATTGCGGCGAAACGGAAACAACAACGTGCGTCGTGACCGACATCCAAAACATTGGTGGCGTGTCCGATGATTTTTTTGGGCAAAACAACGTTGATTTTTCCACCCTTGCGAATGTTTGGGCGAAGGTTGAGGAACGAAGCGGAAACGAGGCGGAAAAGGGCAATCAAATTGTCGCCACAAAAAAGGTGGATTTCATTGTTCGTTACAAATCCAATTTGAACGAACAAATGCGGATTGTGTATCGTGGCAACACCTACAAAATCCAAAGCATCATCAATGAGGACGCACGAAAGGCGTTTATGCGTATAACCACGGAAATCACCGATTGATGGCACGATATTATCAACACCGCGGAAACGATGTTTCGGGAATTGGTATTCACACGGATGAATTGTCGCGTGAATTTCATAAGGTCATCAATGAATTGCAAAAATTCGGTCACAAACTGGATGCAAAGGAAATCGGCAATATTTCACGACGTTCATTGTATATCACGCGCGATAAGATGCGCGATAAAATCGACAATTTAGACAAGGGCGAATTTAAGGTGTACCGCAATGGCGGTTTGTATGCCGAAATCAAACCCGGACAATTGAAAAATTCAATTGGTATTCGTAAATCACAAACGCGGAATTCAATGACCGCATCCGCATATTGGGTTGGACCGGTGGTCAAGGGGGCATTCAAGGACCCCGAAAAGGGCGGTTGGTTTGCGCATTTCCTAAACTATGGCGGTTTGGTCGGTGGTTCAAAGGGTTGGGGATCCGGAACCTATTATAAGGGGAAAAACTTTGGATTTGCCGATAAGGCCAAGGCAGAAACCATTGGTCAAGTGGTCGCATATTTCACGCACAATGTGAAATTGTACATTGAAAAAACATTCAATCGTGTGTTGTCATGATTGGTAAGGTCATCAAATATAAGTTCGACACGGACACGAATTTGAATTCGTTGTTTGATGGTCGTGTGTTCCCGGTGATTGGGGCGCAACGGCAAACGTCCCCGTTTGCTATTTATGAGGTTGTGAACGTCACGACCGCAATGTCAAAGGATAGCGATTCACACGTCGATGACGTATTGGTACGAATCACATTGATTTCGACGAAATATTCCGATGTGCAAGACGCCATTGGATATGTACGAACCGCGTTCGTCCGCATGAATGAAACCATCCGCGGGGTGGTTGTTCAATCGTGCAAATATGACGGCGAACGCGATTTGTTTTCGGAGGACGAACGTACCTTCGGATCGCAGGTCGATTTGACGTTTCGAGTAATTAAATCCTAAATAAAATGAAAGAGGTCAAACTTGGTAAGGATTGGGAAATCATGAACAACCGCGTTGTTCGGGCAGGTTCACGCGTAATGGTCCCCAACCATATTGCCAAACAATTGGAGGAACACGGGTTCCTTCAAGTTAAATCCGAATCTAAAAATCAACAATAATCATGGCGGCATCAACAAGCATCATGAACGCAACCGATGTGCTGATTCAATTCAGCACCGACGGCGTTACCTATTCCGAGGTCGGTCGTTGTACGAGTGCCTCGCTTTCCCTTTCAATGGAAACGCGTGACACATCGAACAAGGATTCGGCCGGTTGGCGCGAATTGTTGGAGGGTCAAAAATCGTGGTCCCTTTCGGGCGATGGTTTGGTGACTTACAACATTGCAAGCGCGGACGGATATTCCGATCTTTGGGGCTACCTCACCGGTCGCACCAAATTGTATGTGAAATTCGGCTCCACCACTACCGACGAAAAGTATTATTCCGGTCAAGGTTACTTGACCAGTTTGGACCAAGAGGCGGGAATGGAGGACAACGTTTCAATGTCCTTCTCTTTTGAAGGCACGGGCGCGTTGGCTGAATCAACAAACTAATGCGTAAATTTGTGGGGGCGGTAATAACGCCGCCCCCCTTATTTTTTTTCTATGGTTGAATTTATTGAGATAAACGGCAAAAAATATCCCGTCCGATTCGGGTTCAATGCATTGCGTGAATTCACGGCAATCACCGGAACCACATTGGCGGGTTTGCAAAACCTGCAAAACAACATCACATTGGATCACGCAATCAAATTGGTTTGGTGTGGTTTTAAGGATGGCGCACGGAAGGAAAAAATGCCCTTTAGTTTATCCGTTGATGACATCGGCGATTTTTTGGATGATGACAATAGCATTTTAGAAAAGGCGTTTGAAACATTCAACAAACAATTTTCAAGCGAAGAAAAAAAGTAGATGACCAACGCGGTGGCGGCCGCGATTCCGAACCACCAACGTGGGACACATTGGAATCGTATGCGTTCGGTCAAATGGGTTTGAGGCCGTCGGATTTTTACGATATGACCCCGCGGGAATTTCAAAATATGTCCAACGGGTATTCGGAAAAGTTAGAAAGGCAATACCGCGGCGACTGGGAACGCGCCCGGTGGATTGCATCGGTGACGATTGCGCCACATACGAAAAAGCGCATCAAGCCAAAGGATTTGATGACGTTCCCATGGGAAATGAAAAAACAAGCACCGAAACGCGTATGGTCGCGCGGGGAGGTTTTAGACGCAATAAATAAAAAATTCGGCGGCAAATGAATCTTTCGTCAATCAACCTTCGGTTTTTCGCGAACATCGCCCCATTGCTTGGGGGGTTGAATAAGGCGGAACGCGCAATGGATCGGACCGGTCGCAAAATGGAATCGATTGGTCGAAACCTTTCGAAATCCATCACCGCACCAATGGTTGCGTTGGGTGCCGTATCAATTAACACATTCCAAGGTTTCGAATTGGAGATGGCCAAGGTCAAGGCCATTTCGGGCGCAACGGCCGACGAGTTCATGAAATTGAAGGCGAACGCCGAGAAACTGGGCGCGTCAACTATATTTTCAGCCAAGGAGGTTGCGGGATTGCAAGTCGAATTTGCCAAATTAGGTTTCACGGCAAGCGAGATTGACAAGGTTACGGAATCGACATTGTATTTGGCGCAGGCGGCACAAACGGATTTGGCACGGGCGGCGGAGGTTGCGGGTGCCACATTGCGTGCGTTTGGTTTGAATGCATCCGAAACCGGACGCGTCACCGACGTCATGGCGAAATCATTTTCAACGTCCGCGTTGGACATGGAAAAGTTCGCCGAATCGATGAAATACGTCGCGCCGGTTGCGAATTCGGCGGGAATGTCGATTGAGGAAACGACGGCAATGTTGGCAATCATGGCCAACGCTGGCATCAAGGGTTCGCAGGCGGGAACATCATTGCGCCGTATCATTTCGGAATTGGGTACGGGATCGGAACCAGTCGCGGAAAAATTAAAAAAACTTGCCGACGCGGGCATTGGCTTGGCCGACGCAAAGGACGAGGTTGGGCGTTCGGCACAATCCGCATTGTTGGTGTTGGCCGCCGGGGTTGACCAAGTGGACCCGTTGACGAAATCGTTTGAACAATCGGGCGGTGCCGCAAAGGCAATGGCGCGAATGATGGACGACACGTTGTTCGGTTCAATGAAGGCATTGCAGTCGGCGACGGAGGGTGCGTTGATTCAAATCGGCGAAATCATGTCCGTCGGATTCCGACCATTGGTTGGGGCGGTGACATCAGTCGTCACGGCGTTCAACAATATGAACCCGAACATCAAGAAATTTGCGATTGGTTTGGGTATCGCATTGGCGACAATCGGTCCGATGATTTTGGGCATTGGTTCAATCACCCGTGCGTATGTTGCATTCAAAACCATTTTGATGGCGACGAATCCGTTGTTGTTGGCATTCACGGCAACGGCCGGAATCATCGGCGGTTTGTTGTTCATGCAATCATCGGCATTGGATGACAACACGAAAATGTTGATCAAGAATCGTTCGGAGGCGGACGTATTGTTGGAAACATTGAAACGTCAAAACATTTCGCAGGAAACGCGCAATGCGTTGATCACGAAATTCAACACCAAGTTTGGTTCGTACATCGGAAACTTGGATGCCGAAAAAACAACGATTGAAGATATATCAATCGCGCAAAAGGCATTGAACAAACAATTTGAACAAAAAATCAAATTGGCCGGTGCTGAAAAGACATTGACCAAACAAATGGAGGATGCCGCGGATTTGTCCGCGGAAATCCTATCATTGGAACAACGGAGAACGGACCAATTGGACCGATTGCGTCGATTGGAACGTGCCGGTGGTGACACCTACGACGACGAATTGATTTTGCGTCGTGCGATTGACCAAACCAATGGTTCGATTGAAAACAAAACGCGCAAATTAACGGAGTTAACGCAAAAGGCGTCCGAATTGCAAGTTCAAATCGAGGCAATGCTTCCGCCACTTGAGGAGTTAGGCGACGAACCAAAATCACCGACGGGCCTTGATGACTTGGGTGGTGATGCGGACGATGCGACAAAGAAGGTTCGCACATTAAGCGACGAGGTACAACGATTGATGGATTTGGAACGTCAGTTCATGACGGAAATGGCCAAGTCCACGGATAAGACGTTGCGCGATAGCATCGAACCCCTTGCCCTTGGTTTGGAAGAAATCACATGGGAGGATTATGAGGACCCCCCCGTGTTTGAAAAATTACCGAAGGGGTTTGCGAATATGCAGATTGCCGCGATGCAAATGTCGGATGCAATTTCCGGGGCGATGAACCGAATGGCCGTCGATACCATTGTCGGCATGTCCGAAATGATTGGCGCAATGGCCGTTGGTCAAGCGTCGATTGCGGATTTGGGTTCATTCGTCATGGGTTCATTCGCGGGGTTGTTGTCTACGTTGGGCCAAATATTGGTCGAATACGGCGCGGGATTGTTGGCATTGAAATTGGCCACGATATCATTGCAACCCGGCGTTGCCTTGGCCGCGGGTGCCGCGTTGTTGGCCATTGGTGCGGGCGTTAAGGCAAAATTGCAAGCGGCGTCGGAATCTAACATCCCGATGATGGCCGAGGGCGGTATTGTCACGGGACCAACGTTGGCGATGATTGGCGAGGGCCGCGGACCGGAGGCGGTGATTCC